CTCCAAATTATCTTTCCCTTTCCTGTTTTCTTCTACACTTAATGGACAAAAAAGGAAGCTTGATTTCTCAAGCTCCCTTCAATAACATGATTGTATTTTTTAGAAATTTAATACTGCGTAATCTATAGATAGATTTAAACTGATAGTTTGTGCTTGAGCGTCTGTATCCCAATTATATCCATCAAATGTTGCATCTAATATAAACGCACCTTTTAAAACCCACTCAGAAACGATATCACCAACTGGACCTAGTACTTTTACTGTAATTTGTTTTTTGTAGAAATCACTATATCCATCTCTACCTGTTACAGATTCGTGATGTAATCTTACCCACTCCATTACCGCTTGAGCACCTGAAGGTGTAATCGGGTCATAAAGTTTCATTGATACATCACTCCATTTTGATTTACCTTTAACTTTACGTTCGGTATTGATGTGATTTAAAGTTACTTTTTCTTGTGTTATCTTAAGTTCTCCAAACTCTTTAATCATATATGCTGGAATTCCATCTACATATAGAATGAACCTATTTGCTTGTTTTGGTTCAAAAGCGGTGAACATCATTTCGTTCGGATCTAATACTGCCATTTTTTATTTTTTTTATTTTTTTGTTCTAGTTATAAATATTAATTATTTAAATTCTTACGATGGGAATGTTGCTCCTGTTGGAAGAATGTTGAAATCTAAGTAAATGAATTCAGCCGTTTTAGTTGGTTGTAAATAAATAGCACCTACTAATTGGTTTCTATCAATAACATCAGGTGTGTTATTAGTAGCGTCCATTTGTACTTTAAATGCATACAATCCTTGTCTTTGTTGAACTGATTCCAAATATGGATTAACTTGTGCTAGGAATGAACTTCTTGTAGCTTCTGTATTTTGTTCAAATACTAAGTTATCAGAAATTGATGATATGTAAGATTTAAGAGAAATTAATAATCTTCTAACATTTACTCTATCTAAGGCACTTGCTTGTGTTTGGAGTGTTTTTTGTCCAAATACTGTAACACCTTGTCCTGGGAATGTTGCTAATGGATTTACTTTATTAATGTATAGATCATCTCTATTAGCTTGTGTTAATTTTCTTTCTGCTTGTCTTACATTTCCTAATCCACCTCTGTTAATACCTGCTGGTGCGAACCAAGGCTCACTTACTCTATCAGTAAAGGCATAAACTCCAGGAATTAATGTTGAAGCTGGAACCCATACTAATTGGCTAGTGCTTGGATCAACCATTTGAACCCACGGCCAGTATGAAGCAGCGTATGAAGTATCTAAACTTGCAGCTGTTGAATTAGTTGCTGTTATTGATGAACCATAATTTTCTAGATCCATTACTATAATAGCATCTCCTCTACTTTCAACATTGGCAACCAATGTATTTAGTGGAGTTTTGTGAGTTGCGTTAGCGTATATTAACCCTGGGGTTGTTATTACGTTATAAACATACTCATCTCTGTTTGCTAATAAGTTAATTGCGTCTGTGTAATCTGAAGCAGCTATACCTTGAGTATTTGTGTTATTAATGTTTTGGAAGAAATTATCTCCTGTTCCAGTAATATTACCTTCAGCATCTCCAAATGAACCACTTTGTGCTTGTGGAATTGAAGCAGTATACGCTGAATTTACAACTCCGTTATTATCAAAATAATCTGGTGTTTTAACGTTTACTGATTTTACTCTTACGTATCTTGAAGCATTGGTAAAAGATCCTGTTGTTTGTAAATATGGATCAGCTGAACCAGCTCCTAATAAGTTAGTCGTTGTATCACCAATTACTCTAGCGATATAATTTGGTGATTTTGGATCTAGTGAAACATTAGTAAATGATTCTAATACTGATTTTGATTTTGTTGTATCATTACCTTGTCTAATGATTACTGTAAATACACCTCTTGATGTACTTGGAGAGGTAATTTCCCATCTTATGTTATTTTCTGATCCTGATGGTAATATTCCACCTGTTCCTTCAGTAGATGTACTGTTCATTACAGCTCCATCAGTTAAAGTTTCTAATGTGAATATATCAGCTACGGATTGAATATTTCCTGCTACTAATGTAAGTTCTAAATCTGTACCTCCAGTTGTTGTAGCACCTAGTGATGCTGATGGAATTGTAATAACTTCTCCAACTACGTATCCTGAACCTGTTGATTCTACTTCAATTGAAGTAAGTGAAGTATCACTTGCTAATACAAATTCAAATGAAGCACCTGAACCTGCTAGGTTTGATGTACCTGAAACTCCGTTAATTGTACCTGGTGTGGCACTTGGAGCGTCAAATGAATTTTCTGTAAATGCTTGAATTCCACTAACTAATCCAGTATTTCCATCTACCATTGAAGAAGTAGCTGGACTAAAAGAACCTGAGGCAACTCTGGTTACAATTAATGATGTACCTCCATTTTGGAAGTAGTTAAATGCCGAGATCGAAGTTAGGAAGCTATATTGGTCTGAAGCGCTAGAAAAAGTTCCACCAAAATTAGCTAAATACTCACTATAAGTAGTTACTAATGTTGGGATTTCAACTTTACCTAGTACTGTAGGGCCTATTATAGCAGCTCCTGCTTGTACGGGTTGAGATGTAATTTGAGATTGATCATTCTCTCTTGCTAGTACACCTGGTGATAATAATGTTTCTGCCATGTTATG